GACCGGGCGTTGGCAAAGATCAAAGAGCTGGTGCAGGCCGCGCGCAATCCTTCAGGTGGTGGTTCGCAGCTGCAAACCTCGCTGGGGCCCGCGCGTGAAGTGACGCCGATTGCGGGTGCCCGTGCCCGTGGCGGTCCCATAAAGGCGGGTCTGCCCTATTTGGCAGGCGAGCTGGGGCCGGAGCCGATCTTTTCCAGCCGGTCGGCCTATGTCGCGACACATCGCCAGTTTGAGGCGATGCAGAGGATGGCGGGCGTTGCGCGGCGGTCGGGGGCGATTGCTGCGACGGTGGCCAGTGTGGCCGCCCCCGCAGCTGCAAGTTCCACTGCTCCGGCGGGCGGGCGCACGGTTCATATCGACAATATCTCAATTGAGATCCCGGTGCCGGGATCTGTCAGTGATCCGCAGAGCTTTGCGGTGAGTGCCGCAGGTGAGCTGGGGCGGCGCCTTTCCTCTGTGCTGGAAGGGCGGTTTTCCGACTAAGGAGGTGATGAGCAATGTCCGGACCCGTTCCAATGGCGCTAGGCCCGTTCAAGTTTAAGGCGCATGGCCTGGGCTTCACGGAAATGGAGCGCAAGCTGGATGCGACCTGGGCGGAGCTGGAGACTGCGGGGCGGTTGAACGCCCTGCAGTGGACCGGCCCCACATCTGAGGTGATCACCATCAAGGGCGTGGCGTTTCCGGCTGAGTTTGGTGGGGAGGGCACTTTGAATGGCATCAAGATGTCAGCGCGACTTGGGGTGCCGCAGATCCTCCTGTCTGGCGGTGGCAGGATCTATGGCCTGCACGCGATTGAGGGGGTTGATGAAGAGGGGGCCTACTATGATCGCAAGGGCGCTCCGGCTCGCGTTGGCTACTCTCTGAAGCTGCGCAAGATCGGGTTTGGTTTTTCTCTGTTGTCTTTGCTGCGAGGGTTGTGATGGCGGTTGAATATCGAACCCGCGACGGGGATGCGCTCGACCTCATCTGTCAGCGCGAATACGGGCGCCAAGCCGGTGCGGTGGAGGCGGTCCTTAGGACAAATCCGCAGATCGCCAAGGTTGCCCATCGCTTGCCTGCGGGCGTGCTGGTTATCTTGCCGGATCTGCAGCCTCAGGAGGGCGACGGCATGTTGCGGCTTTGGTCATGACGACGCATCCGGTGTTGCTGGTTACGGTTGATGGTGTGCCTGTTTCAGGGGTCTTCTTTGACCGGCTCATAGAGTTGAGCATATCGGATCGCGAGGGCGTGCAGGCGGATACGTTGGAAATGTCCTTTGATGACAGCCCTCCGCATTTTGCATCGCCAAGGCGGGGCGCTGTGGTGCGTGTCAGTGTCCGCATGGGGTTGCGTGGTGCTGCTGATCTGGGTGCCTTCATTGTTGATAAGGTGGAGAATGAATGCTTGCCGTTTGTGATCCGCGTCCGCGCGCATTCGGCTGACTTCCGGGCTGAAATGAAAACTCAGAAATCCCGTCATTGGGATGGTGCGACGGTGAAAGGTATCGTCACTGAGATTGCCAAAGAGCATGATCTGGAGCCGCAGATTGCTGATGCCGTAGCCGGTCACAAGTATGACTGGATCGGGCAGCAGGATGAATCGGATCTGAACTTTCTGGAGAGATTGGCCCGGCGCCATGATGCTCTGTTTACGATCAAGGCTGGGCGCCTGCTTTGGTTGGAGCGGGGGGCGGGGAAGACTGCGGCGGGAGATGATATCCCTGAAGCGGTGATCGGTCGGCAGGAGGTGTTGATCGGCACCTGTCGTGTCTCCGATAGCGATGTGGAGCGGTTCAAAACCGTCAAGTGCTACTGGCAGGACAAGGCAGGGTCCAAGCGGCGTGAGGTTGTCGTAACCGCTGATAAGGCGGCCAACGGCGAGCGGGTCTTGTCGGATCCATTCAGCTCTGAGGCGGAGGCGCGGCGAGCTGCAGAGGCCGCAGCCAAAGAGATCCAGCGCGGTCAAATCAGAACCAGCTGCACGGTATTGGGCAATCCGTCTCTAATGGCAGGTCAGCCAATGCAATACAGCGGTATTCGTCCGGGTATTGATGGGCGCGTGTTCATTCTGGAGACAGTTGAGCTGACCTACTCCAAGTCGGCAGGGCTGCGCAGCAGCATTGAGGGCAGACTGAAGGTCTGACCCTGAGTTCATTCAAGGCATTAGTGAGAGGAAAGATGGCAGGAGAATTGCCTGAACCGGCCCGCTGGTATGCGCGCCGGGGCGACCGATATGTGACCACCGCGCCGGTGCGGTGGGAGATCGGGGTGAAGGGATCTGGCTTGTGGGTGTCAGTGCCCGCGGGCTTTCGGTTTGATGTTTCGATACCCTGGTGGGCTGGGCTGGCGTTTGATCGTCATGATCCCCGCTATTTGCGGGCTGCTGCCCTCCATGATTTTGCCCTGCACCGGTTGCGCTGGGGGCGAGTGAGTGCGGCAGCCCCCTTTTCTGAAGCGCTGCGCGCTGATGGCGTCTCGCGCGTTCGCAGGCTGGCCATGGTGTTAGCCGTCACGATCCACAATTGGCGATAAGGAGCGACGCTTTTGAAACTGGAGTTGTTTTCCTCAGCGATGGCTGGGGTGCTGGGGGCCGTGACAGCCATGCTGACCAGCTACGGGACATCTTGGCCGGTTGTGGTCGTGGTGTTTCTGGGCGTGGCCATGGCGCTCCTGGAAGAGGAGGAGCTGAGCTGGCGCCCCGCGGTCGTGGTGAGTGTCTTCAACATGATGATCGGTGTTCTGGGTGGCCCTTTGGCGGCTCAGTTCATAGGCGGCGTTTGGGGTGTCGATATCCCGGCGCTCACTTTGATCATCGCGTTTCTGGTGGCCTATGTCGCGCATGACTTTTTCAGCAAGGCGCGGGCTCCGCTGATGGGGCTTCTGGTCAAGGTGATCAGCGCGTTTGGAGGGCAGAAGAGTTGAGCGCCCTTATCAGCCTTCTGGCTTCCCTATCTCGCCCGGTGCTGCGTTTGCGTGCCGGGCGGTGGCTTCGCTTCCTGCGTTCGTCGCTCTGGCGGCGGGTGCGTCTTGCTCTGTCTGTCCTTGTTTGGCTGGTCCTCGCCTCTGCGATGCTCGCCATGAACTCCCCCGAAAATCAGGAGGTGCCCCGCAATGAACTTTTCCATCCGTGATGTGCAGGCTCGCTGCGCTGCCCTGGGCCACAATCCGGGGCCTATTGATGGCATTATGGGTAAGCGCACCCGAATGGCCCTCAGTGTGGCTCTGAACGCTGTGCGGGGCTCTGAGGTGTCTCACCTGTTCCACCATTCCGGATTGCGCCGGGTTCATTTGCATTGGTCCGGCGGGGCCGTTGGTGTGAATGGGGTTGAACGCACAGCCTACAATTCCCTCGTTACCCATGACGGCGCGCGAGTGCAGGGAGGGTTTCCGCCAGAGGCTCAGGCCCGCTATGCCGTGGGAAAGGCGGCGTCGCACACGCTCAACTTCAACACCGGTGCCATCGGTCATTGCGTCGATGCTATGGCGGGTGCAGTCGAGCGCCCCTTTGACCGGGGATCCGCGCCGATGACGCCGCGCCAGCTCGATGAGTTCTGCAAGTGGGCGGCAGAGTACAGCGTCAAGTATTGGATCCCGATCAACCGATATGGGATGCCTACTCATGCTGAGATCCAGCCGATCTTTGGTATTCGACAAAAATGGAAATGGGACATCACTTGGCTGCCCGGTATGAGCAAGCCCGGCGATCCGTTGGTGGTCGGTGATCGCGTCCGCGCGATGATCTCTGAGCACCTTCCTGACGTGAGGGCAGCGGCGTGATGCGTGTCATAGCTGTTTGCGCCCTGGGTCTCGCAATCATCTGCGGCATTGTTTCGGTCTATCTTGGCTGGTGCAATAACGGCCTGCGGGATCAGCTAGAGGCCGCGCAAGGCCGCCTGTCCGTACAGGCTCGCCAGATCGAAAACGCGCGGCAAGCTGCTGCGGTTCTCGATGCCCACATAGCGCGCCTGCAAGAGGAGCGGACTGCACATCAGGTCCAGCTGAAAGAGCTTAGACGGAAGGAGGGATATCATGCGCCTTTATCTGATTTTCTTGGCGATGTCTTTGACGGGCTGTAGCGGTCTCTTCCGCGACCCCGTGCCGCTCTATGTCGAGCGCGAAATTCCGTCGTCTATGTTGGAGCCGTGCCCGGAGCCGACAAAGGGCAGCCGGACGGAGGGCGGCCTTGCAGAGCTTGCCTTGGGCTGGCGGGCAACAGCGCGCTGTAATGCTGGGAAGTTGGAAAGTGTTGGTAGGCTCGCTCGAGGCAGCTAGCAGGCTAGTCAACTGCAAGCGTCTCTCTACCAAGTGGAAATCTTTCGAAAACTTAGAGATCGGCAGGATCCGAGTTTCTTGTGCAGGTCTTGCGGTCCCATTTGTATCATCGAATCAAGAGATCTACCAAACTCGAAGGACCCATTCTGATCAAATGCATATTGAAGCAAGTGGTGGTGAGAATATCGCCGCCTCAGAGCATTCCAGAACACCGCACCCATTGCTCAATGCCTCTGAAAGCCATTTCAAATGTTGACCAACTCCCAGTTTCTATGGGGGCTCCAATGCACTAGCACTTGTCGGGAAGCTAGGGGGGTGACATGACAGCTAGAGGGGCGCCTAGATATGGTAATTAAAACAATAAGATAGGATTGGCGGATTTGCTGTTTGCTAAGATGATGTATAGCAAAGGTGCCTACACGACGAACGCCTCTGATCACCCGGAAAACGCTTCCTCCACCTCTCCTACAGTGCATAAAACCGTCTTGACCTATATTCCAATACGTGGATGGTAAGTGTAGCCATTAAGGGAGGTGGAGATGGCATTTAGTCCGTTTGGAACATTTTCCATGCGTGCAGGGGCAGCATGGAGGTATAGAATTTTCGCAATCATACCTGGAGGTGTAGGTGCGTTATTCGCGCTACTCTCAACGCAGCAGTATTGGACCCATTCCGATTTCTTGGCGTTTACTGTCCTGATTGGGTATGCAGTATTTGCCTTCGTGTTTATCCCCTATGCAGTTTACGCAATTGAAAAGACGCTCGGATTCTTGATGGGGGAAAATCTCCTCGTTTTTGATGGTGCGATTTTTTTGTTGCTGAAACTGGCCAAGTACGCGATTGCAGGTTTTTTCCTTCCGTTTCTTGTTCCCATTGGAATGATCTATGTGCGGAATGAGAATATGTATGCAATTGGCCAAGCGGAGGGGCTAGAGATCATTGCACGGCAAGAAGAACTGCAGAGACAACAGGCTGCGGAGGCTGCTGAGATCGCTCGGAAAAATGAAATTAGAGAAGAAGCAAAGAAGCTCGTGCAAGAAATGCGGAGTGTTGAGAAAGAGTAATCTGCGACGTCGGTATTCGTGAAGTTCATCTTCTTGAGTGTTGGGTAAAGTCAAGGATTTGACTACTGAATGGCTTCGACTTCGTTCACTTATGTATTTGCTTCATATCAGATGATCCGTTTATCCGGACTGCCGTTCGGGTTCTTCACTGGGTTATGGAAGTCAGGTCGGCCGGTCTTGTAAGGTCGAGTGCTTTCGAGAAACACCTAAGGCTAAGATGGTCGAGGGCGCAATCGGTTAGGTGGCGATGCGCCCTCAGGGACCTAGGGGACTTGGTTGGATCTGAAAACCCGTAAAGATTTTTCCAAATAAAGGTTGCCATAGGGTGAGCGTTTCTCGAGCGAGCTCTCGTTGCGTGCACCTAATTGCTAGCAGTCAAGTAGTTCGAGCGGGATGGTAAGGCAGGACCCTTGGAAGGGAGCCGAAGGTTTGAGGTGCATTAATCGCCTTCGCATTGGTATGTAGCTAGACCGTCGGTCTCTTGTGCAGCGCATTTGATGTGTTGACTAATAATATGTGCAGATCTCTATTGCATAAGATTTTAGAGTTTTACTGATTAACCATCGCCAGGAGTAGGAATGATACAGTTTGAGTTGTCGGGCCGAACAATATTCTCAACCAGTGTCGGTGAAACATATCATATCCACGGGATAGACACGCAGAGCACATACTTGTTCGGTGCTCCTGATGCGTCCGTAGCTTTAACATATTCAATTCGTTCAGATCCCAATGCCGAGGATCCATTTCCAATTGCTGATGTACTTGCTCCACTTTCGGTTAGTGAACTGAACGGCGAGAACCTTTTGACAGGCGTAGGTGCGGACGCTGCAATCTTTGATCTGAACTGGGTCGACCAGACGGGTGCGTCTAGGTCGACTACGGTTCTGTATTTCTTCAAGAGCAGTTCGAACGCGACTGGTTTCGAGGGGCTGCAGCAAGAGTCGTTTTTCTACCTTGCGGGGGCTGAGCTGGATTTTGCATCCATAGCAGAGGTGCAGAAATTTTCTGACTCGATCACCAGTGTCACGGCGGGGAGCGGTGTCTATGGTCCCGATCGAGCTATCAGCATCTTTGAACTGGTTGATGACAATCCATTTGTTACGCCAATTGGAACAGAAGGTGCGGATAGCCTCGTAGGCAACCGGTTCGACAATGAAATTCAAGGCTTGTCTGGAAATGACACCATGTTTGGTGGCGGAGGGGACGACGAACTTGGCGGTGGCTTCGGGAATGATGTTCTTCGGGGGGGGGCTGGCTCCGATTTGCTGCTTGGCGGCGCCGGTAGAGACGTGATTTTGGGTGCCAATGGGCGTGACACGCTCAATGGTGGTGCAGGGAACGATGAACTGATTGGTGGAGCAGGCCACGATCAGATCTTTGGTGGCGGGGGCGCAGATTGGATCCTGGGTGGGACCGGAAGCGATGACGTGAATGGTGGAAACCAGAACGACAC